TGAGTGCTAACATTACTTCTTCAGAAACGCAGCCATAGCTTCTAGAGCCTGTGCTGCCTGCTTCTTACTGGAGAACTCGTTGTCATTGATAGTGACAGAGCCATCCGAAGACACAGAGAACTTGAAGAAGTCCGAACCCCATACTGTGTGATTCAGTCCATCAACTTCTACCTCAAATACAGACTCTACAGGTGACACCTTGAAGTTAAACTTAGGTGACGGTGCTGCTGCTTTCTTTGCTGTCATCTTCTTTCCTTTCTTAGAGAACATCATCATCAAGTACCACTGCTTCTTGTGCTTCATAGACAATGAGATCAGTCACAATCAGCTTACTAATCCCTGCGCCTACACCTTTCTTACCGCTATAAGTCCATGCATAAGGAGTGATTAATCCTACGCCTTTGCTACCGTTACCAACCTTTACAGTGATGGGCTTGCCCTCTGCATCGGTGGCTTTGATAACATAGTTCTTAGACTTAGCCGTAATGTAGTGTCCCTTCTCAGGCTGGTCATCCCGAATCTTCACCGGGATCTTCATGCCTTGGAGTACCTCTATAGCTGCGTCACTGAGGTTACAGAGGTCTACCTGATACTCCCCTGACATCTTGTTAGGGGTGTCTAAGGAAGCCCACATAATCGTACCTTGAATCTTAATCGGTTTTATATCCATTCACTTCTCCTTTTTAAAGTTACCATAATATTATAGCACATCAGTGGAGTTTGTCAACATCCTTTGGATTAGATTTCATATCCTGAAACATCGCCATCATATAGGCAGTGCTGAAGATACTCTTTAGCTCCTCCATATTCTTAACCGATGTCTGCATATTGATAGTCTTATCCTTCCTTACATTGATAAACACCACGTCTTCCATGTCCTTCCAAAACTCATCTTCCAAGTCTAGTGGGTTTGTGCCCATGTTGTTCCTTTCTTGTATTCACCATCTAGTGGGCAGCGAAGACCTAAGACTTCTCCTGCTTCCTTGATACTGCTTACTGCTAACTTACCTACTGCATCTGCATCATCCTGACTGCATTCTATCTGCCACTCGTCATGCACATTAGCTACGAAATTGGCATTAAGCTTTTGCTCCTGTATCTTCTTGCTTAGTAATACAAGACCCTGCTTCATGACTATTGCACCAGCACTCTGCAGGAGTGTGTTAAGTGCTGCGTGTGCGGAACGCACTTGTAATTTCCTACCGTCCAAACCCGGTAACGTCCCTTGTTCTGATAGGCGTTCAACCTTTTCTCTAAGACTCTTGAGAGCCGGAGTGTTGCGAAGAAAATTACTGATGAGTTCGTGCCCGTCCTTTGCTGAACCACCGACAATCTTCCCGATTTTGGCAGGCCCTGCACCGTAGAGTAAGGCATATATAAAAGTTTTGGCTTGCGCTCTCGTTTCAAGACCTGCAGCGAGCTGGTTCTTTGTATGGATATCGCCTTCAACGATTTCTTTTGCATAGCTTTCATCCTTCATATAGTGTGCCAACATACGAAGCTCTAAGGAGGCCGCGTCAGCACCTACTAAGACCTTACCATCATCCACTGTCCAGCAATCCCTACACTCGTGACCCCAAGGACTACTACTGCTGGGAACCTGAGCCATGTTAGGGCTGTGGTGTGTCATGCGTCCAGTGACTGCTCCATTGGTGATGACCTTACCGTGAACCCTGCGCTCGTCAGATACAAACTCAAGCCATGATTCAACCTGAGCCACCCGTTTCTGAATGAGTAGGTACTCTGCGATCCTCTTTGCCTCTGGAATATCAACTCCGTCAAGAACTGATTCATCAACAATTACAGCTCCTTTCTCAGTGTGCTTAGTAGGTTTCCATCCCTTCTCAATCAACCGCTTTGCTATCTGCTGACGTGAACCCGGATTAAACACCTCAACATCGTCCTTCAACTGCTTGCCTGTCTTCTCACTGAATCGTTGGGTGACAATGGGTGGGAAAATGGTTTGCAGTTCCTCTTCAATGTCAGACAGCTTACGCTTCCATTGTCCAAGCAGGCACTGGGCTTTCACAGTATCGAGTTTAAAGCCATGCTTCTCCTGCTTAGCAATGATAGCCTGCACCTTATGCTCTAGCTCAATGGATTGCTCAGAAAACCCACGAAGCTCTTGCGTCAGATACAGATACAATTCACCACAGATTGTCACATCTTCTTGACAGTACTCAATCATTTCATCTGTCAGGCCGCCCTCGAAATCTTCGTATTCCTTCTTGGTTCGGTTTACTAGCTTTGCGAGATTGGCTAGACTGTGACCACCCTCTCTTGACGGGCTTGATAGTCTTGACATAACCAGTGTGTCCCGTACTTGGCTCAGTCTGATCGAAGTCTTCCATACTCTGTTTAGGACGGGGTAGTCGAATGATATTCCGTTGTGAGCGATTATCAGTTTGGCCTGCTGAATAAACTTGTTGAAGTCTTGTGCGCTTGTCCATGTCTTTACTTCTTTAGTATCCAAATTATAAGTAGAACAACACCAGATAGTGTTATGCTTAAGATTAGTTTCAATGTCAATTGCAACTCTCATGTAGGTAGATCCCGTTTCCTATTGTATTAAATATTTTATCATACTTCATACTTTTTAGCAAGTTATCAAACTCTTCTACTTTTCCTTCATTCTCAACACAGATAACCTTTGGCCTAGCTATCAGGCCATCAAGCACTATGTAGTCCAGCCCTTCTATATCAATACACAATAAATGAGGTGTCCCTAAACTTTTAAATATGCTATCAAGCAGCACAACAGGAATCTCTTTTACTTCTCGAATCTTAAACTCAGGGTACTCAGCTACAAATTTATCAACTGTTGCCTTATCAAAACTGTTCCTACCTGAGTGATCATCTATCATGTAGAACGGGGTCATCCCGCCAATAAAACTTACCCCAACATTAAGAACATGGTCCTCTGGTCTAGCCTCTTCAAAAGCCTTGATATGATTAGGGTTAGCCTCGATACAGACACCTCTCCAGCCACGCTCATAGAGCAGGGCAGTATTGCTAATGTTGTAGGGATGATGCGCCCCAACATCGAAGTACCTACCTTTCTTAATACCCAGCTTAGCAAATACATTCAGTAGGATTAAGTCTTCCCCGAACTGAGAGTAGGTCTTATCACCGAATGCCTGATCAGGATGACTCATAGTTCTTCCATCACAGTCTCGCTCATGCGTCCAGTAATCCGATCATAGTAGAGACCACAGGCAGGGCCAGTCAATCCACTGAATCTGTTCTTCAGAACCCGCACCCGCGTTGTATGCCTCTCCTTAAGATCCTCAGCCTGTCCGTTACGCTCCAGACCAAGCACCATGTCCGACAACTGACCAATCGATCCTGAGCCTCGTAGAGCAGACAGAGAGGTACTTGCGCCTTCCTCATGTCCCTTACCATCAGGCCGCTTCAAGTGAGAGACGCAGAACAGTGCTATGCCAGTCTCCTGAACCACCATTCGCAGCTTGGTCATAATCTCGTCTAGGGCTTTTCGCTCGTCACCGTTCTCTTGTGCAGATACCACGATACTTACGTGATCAAGAAAAATATACTTGCAATCAAGAGCCTTAGCCATGAAACGAACCCGTGTGATAATGTTGTCGACTGCAGTAGAGCCAAAGTGATCAAAAAGATACACACGACCAGTACCCAGTGTAGCGTCAAAAGAATCTCGTAGTTCTTCATTAGTAACCTCGATATCAGGTAGGTGCAGTGGCTTGTTAGCGTGTAGACTCATCAGGCTCTTGGCAGTGCGCTTGACAGACTCTTCCAAGAACAGCAGACCAATGTTATCCTGAGTGTTATTAATGATATGGTACACAATCTCGCGCAGAAACTGAGACTTACCCAATCCCGAGCCAGCAGTTATAGTCACCATCTCGCCAGTCCTGATGCCGTAGGTTAGGTCATTTAACCCACCAAAGGGGTAGTTTACGTCAGACTTTTCCACTGGTTGATTCACCAAATCCCACAATCCTGAACCATCGATGATTCCATCAGGTGTGAACCGCTCAGCCCTCCACCACAGGTCTACGAAGTCTTTTTCCTTGTTCTCTTGCGCGTACTCACAGGAGTCTTTAATACCTGTGCGTCCTTTAAATATCTTGGCTTTAGTTCCAAGGATTTCAGCCACTGCATTAGCCGCTCCTCTACCCGCATCATCGTTGTCAAAACAAATGACGATGTTCTCGAAGGAGTCGAGCCACTCGTAATTCGCTTTAATATCTTGGACTGCGTTGCCTGCACCGTTCCTAACAGAAACCACAGGGTACTTAGAACCCAGCATCTGATACGCTGCCGCAGCGTCAAACTCCCCTTCCGTGATAGTAACATACTTGCCTCCCTTG